TCGCCCATGCAGTAGAACTCGTCAGGAACGTGGTTAAACGAGATGTGGACAAGGGGAAACTTGCCCTCAAGGTCGTATGGCCACGGGAACTCATCAAATATGGTGCCTTCGTCGTCCAGAATATAGACCATATTGTTTTCCCGGACCCAAAGCTCGTAAAGGGCGCAGTATTCAAATGACTCCGTGTTCTTGCGGCTTCCTTCGTTTTCCTGAAGGTGTTGCGGGAGGAATTGCGAAATTGCGACTCCCTTGAGTTTCTCTTTGTTCTTGAACTTGTTACTTCTCTGGGCACGCCAGAGGGGGATGAGATTCCTGAAGTAGATATATTCTGCATCGTCGAGGTTCGATTCTCTGCATCCCGGATCAATGCCGACATCCCAAGGGGATGCTCTTTTGATATACGGTGCAGGGAAAGCATAATCATCAATGTCAGAATCAGAATCAGTAGTAAGTCCATATTTGATAAAGCCATCACCAAGAATGAGCGCATCTTTGGTCGCACGCTTATACTCCTGATCCAGACGCAATTCCACCTGAATGGCATTGATGTCATTCTCGATGGTCAGGGCTTGCTGCTGCACTTCGACAGGAACGATCTCCCTGCCGGGCCTGAAATTGATCTTTGGAGTCCTGTAAATGAGGTTGGGAAGCATGGCGTCAACGATAGGCTTGGTGAGGTTCGTCTCGATGGCATGAGCCCACGTAGGCAGGATTTTATTGCGAAACTTTGTGATCTCGCCCTTATACAGCTTGATGTTGTTAGACCAGCGCTGGTGCTGCTTTTCCGTGTAGCCCTTCGCGCTTTTGATCATGTCCAGCAATTTTGGTTTTCTAGCCATGCCTCACCTCCGATTACGCAACATAATATCGCGTTACAGTCCTGTTGTCATCCCATGATCGTATTCCCTTGACTTCTGGCTTGTGAAGGCTCTTGATGAGGTCATTCATCAGGATTCCCTTCTTTGGCTCGACGTCAGGGGCAGGTGGCCCTTCGCCATCATACAACACTTGCGGTAAATAGCCAAGGGCATCTATCACATCGTCGTGCTTCAGGATGGGGAATTTACGCAGTTGGTTGAGAAGCTCGGAATCTTCGGTAGATTCACGAAAATGGAACTTACCTGCGGCGAAATATGGCTGTAACGACTGAATTCTGACCTCTTTCTTGCGTCCACCGTGCTTTACCGGGGTGAATGTGACCCGTCTATCCTCTTTTGCAGCTATGTAGTCCATGAAGAATCTCAGGACTTTCTGGGCTGCAACCTCTTCCACGAACCATTCGAACACGCCAAAACTGTCGGTAAGCTGGAAAATCTTGTCTATAAGCGAGTATGGCTCCAATTTTACAGCTTCATCGTGTAAAACGTAGACATCCCGCGTATCTGTGACCTTGACAATGACAATTCCGCTTGGATCGGAGTATTCCTGCGTGGTAAAGGCGGGGTCAACCAGACCGATAATGCGCCCATGCTTTGGCACTTCGGTATAAAACCTGAACCATTCCTCCCGAAATCGCTTCTCACGCGAAGCACGGGGCTTGAGAATGTATTGGGCCGAGTAAATATACGGTCCCTGACGCTGCTCGATACGATCCAGATGTTCCACGGGAAGCGTTCTTGGGAAATTCACGTAAAAAGTGTTGGAATCTTCAGCCGAATCCGTCAGATTGTCGTAGACCAGCCGAGGCAGAGAAGTTTCGCGAAGCTCCGCTGCAAAATTCATGGGATTTGTCGATGCGGCAGGGATAAACAGCGACTTTGTGGCGTCTTTTGCGATGGTTGTATAGGCGTCTTCCTCTGCCCATCGCGTTCCGATGACGATCAGGATGCCATTTGGCTCAAGAATTGACAGTAAAAGCCGGTAATGTTCAATGACCTGATCAATCTGATATGACGTTCTGGTGTTATTCTGGCTGTGCAAGTCATCCGCGATGATGATATCGTAGTGTTTACCAGCTTTTACGCCATCAACACCGGCTGCGTCAATCGATCCTTCCTTTTTAGGGATAGTTCTCGACGGCAAGATGATGGAATCTTCGGCCCAGCGATCAATCTGAGATCTAGGCGTATGCGCAAGCGAGAACGGCGTGTTTACCAGTGAACTTACCGGACTCTCGTAGTGCTGTTTGATCTCGGAAAGAATAGACATTGATAGACTGTATGTTTCAGAGTCGATGAGTATACGCAGATTTGGATCACGCGACAGCAGAAACATCGGAAGGCTGACTGAGGCAATTGTAGTCTTGTATGAAGCGCGTGGCAGAAGGAGCATGTAAATTTTCTGAGGCGTCGAAAACTCGATATCCGATAGCAGTCTGAGGATATGCCCATGCTCATCTACGTTTATCCTGTCAAAACCAAGCCCAACCGTGGCGAATCTTAACAAAGATTCGTTAATCGGATGATTCGCTGGTGCTAATAACATTTATGGCCTATTTACGAGGATATAGACGGAGGAGCATGAAGCCTTTCAAGCTTCTCCTCCTCGATCTGGATGAGATTCAACTTGTTCTCCATCTCCTGAGACATGGCCTTACTGAACTTGTCCCGATCCTCGGAGTTTAGACGGGGCAGGAGATCCTTGACGAATGCCCGCGCTTCCTTGAGAGCCTGTATTCTGGTCTTGTGATCAGGCATCCCATCAGCAGTAGCGGCACTCATCTCGGACATCAGGGTCTTCATGACGTGAACTGCAAATTCGTCTAGCATACCTTCAGAATATATCAACATACTGGGTATGTCAATGTAGTGGCAAAGAGAGTCCAAATCGTGAATATACATTTATAATTTACATCACAAGTGTCTGGAGACACAAAAATTTTTTTATTTTTTTCTGAGACAGTATACGGCAGACACGGGGAAGAAACCATATCAATTTCAACCTAAACTTCCATCCAGCCTAATCGATTTCCGGGAATACCCCCCCATCGATGCTCACGTTAAGGGGGCCACAACAGCAATTGGCTTGGTTTGG